GCATAACCGCCTTCCATTGCCGTACCTCCAACATTTGACCCCACGACTGTGTTGCGGGTGATGGTGTCCATATCGAGGGCTGCATCTTCTCCGTTGGTCTTCATCGACTGCTGTAAGCTGTTGAATAAGTCCGTTGCGGTGAGGATGTCAGTCAACTCAATGACTTGACCTCGTTGGGTTAGTGTTTTCTCAATCTTAGATAGAGTGAGTGATCGTGTTCCAGAAGGAGCAGTGCCCTCAGTCAACGCTTCAATAGCGGAGGTTGAAGGTGCGCCAAAACGGAACATTGAGATCGCCTTGTGGCCCGACTTCGCAGGAAGTGGAGCCTTCTCGGCGAACTGATCCAAGACCAGTGCCTGAACAGCATAGGACAGTAATTTCTTACTGAAATAGTTCTGATACTGGTTGGATAGTGTAGTAGTGGTATTTGTAGCCATACTTCTTTTCTAGTCAGCTACATGGCATCATCTACCTCCATAGCCGCACGGCGCAGATATTCAGTCTGCTCCGCATCGGATAGGTCATCAAAAGACTTGTCTCCGTTGACCCTCTCGTTGGTAAATCCGCCATTCACTGACATTTTCTTTTCCAGTTTTGATAGTTTATTGGTTAGCTCTTTAACTTGTGCTTCGCTCGTTTCAGCACCCGCAGCCGTTATTTGTAACTGAGCAATCTTAACCGCTTGTTCCAAGCCTGCAGCACTCTGCATGGTTGGGTGCTCGGTGAGGATCGCGTTAGCCTTCTGGGTTAACTCCGAATCGGGTTTGCTTAAATCAGAATGCTTCTGCATGAGTTCTTGCCTCTTGCCTTCAAATTCATCCCAATGTTTCTTCGCAACTCTTTCCTGCTGCGCGTTTTTCCCTTCGGACTCAACCTTTTTGGCCATTTCCCTTGCGCTCTCAGCATCGTCATAGTCCCCGTCAAGTTCCGCTCTCTCGGCAGCTTTTCCATATTCTTCTGCCGTGAACCCGTGTTCATCACGGTAAGCCTTACCTTCACTAAGGTCTTCATGCTGGGATTTAAGTTTCTCAGCAACATGACTAAGCTCTTCACGCTGGCGTTTGAGTTCCTCTTTTTCCGCATTAATATGCTTCCAAGAGTTATTCTTGCGCTCCTCGTTCTTTGCCCACTTACTCTTCGGCTGCTCCTGTGCTTCAGGAGTTTCGCCTTCTGTCAATGAACTAACCTGTTCATCCACATCCTGCCCTTCAGTCTCCGGTTCCTTAACCGCTTCTTCGGCTGGCTCTGGAGGAGATTCCTCTTGAACTTCCTCTTTCGGTTCCTCCGGCTGTATCTCTACTTCCGGTATTCCACCCGCCTCCACTACAGTGTCGTACTGCTCGGCTGCGGCCAACATTTGTTCGGCGGTTACTTCGCCGGTTTCTTCTGGCATAATGCTTCCCAATTAGTGCTTATCCTCGTCCAACCATCGCACCAAAGCGGTTGACCGTTGCTGTGGGGTTTTGACTCGCCTGATAATCAACCCCAAACATATCAGACGTAAATTCTTCCGGCTCCTCGATTTCCCTTGCCAGAGCCTCAACGGTGTGAACCGTTATTCTTACACCATTCGCAAATCCTGCATTAAATTCAAGCTCTTTATTTTCTGACACAGTTTGCTGGTTCTGTTTTAGAACCATGTTCAACAGTGTCATGCGGAACTTTTTCCCTTCCACTGAGACGAGAAACTTACGCAATGCATTCGATTCTGCCGAAGTCCATTCCGGTTCCCCAATCCAAGGAATGTGATTGGACATCTTCCACGCTATCCTGATAAATCTAATAACCCTACCCATTACACATCTCCCTGCTGAACGACTGCCTCAGTCTGTTCAACCATTTGCGCCTCGGCTGGAGGCATTTGCCCTGTAACAGCCTGCATCTCCATTGCCTCCTGCTGCTCCTTAGACGGCATAAATCCGAGTTGTACCAGATATTCTTCAACGTCTTTTCGTAAAGCCCTTGCGTTGTTCGTGTCAACCTGCTCAAAGGCATTGAGCAGTTCACCAAGCCTTGAGCTAATTGCCTGTTGACCTTGCGGACTAACTTCAAGCCCGTTCTGGGTAGACTTCTCAAGGAACTGCATGATGACTCCAATCCTGACCCTGTAATCCTGTCCTTCCTGAACGGGAACCTGCTCTCCGACAAGGAGTGCTGGAAGGGTTTTCTTCTCATCTGTAACTTCGTTACCTTCTTTTTCATTCGGGTCTTGCACCAGCCTTGGCACAAGTGACGGGTCTTCCAGTTCCAAAATGCTCTTATCCAGTTCAACCTGATTGATCCAAGGAGAATTAACAAATAGCTGTTTACGCTGGATTGCCTTGTTGAGAAGCATCGCCCTGCTTACCATGTCCATCCCACCCCTCGGTTCCAACTGGTAGTCGTCATGCAATGCCACCGGATCAATGGCGAGTGAATCCTCAAGGAACCTGTACTGCAGGTCTTCCTTGTCGAACTGAAGGAGAATGCTAAATGCTTGGCGGAATAAATCACCCAACGCCTGACGGAACAGACGCAGACGCAAGTCCATGTTCTGTTGAGCTTGAGCGTTAACAGACTCAATCTCAGTTGCTGTACGGCGGTCCCTGTCCGCCATGATACCATAGTCGGGAACGGTGACACGCTGTTCAGCTATAGATTGCGTCTGCATCATGTCCTCATCAAAGTCCATTGGTGTGCTTGGCATTTGAACCGGAGCAATTCCGAACGGCAGAATTTGGCCGGGATTTAGTCGTAAATTAACTGAGTTAGGTAAATCCCTTTCTGCCCTGAAGAGTGGTTTATTGAACAAGGTGGATGCATCCATCTTCTCGTTCCACACCTTTGTAAGTGATGCTTCAAATGGTGCAAGCATCTCACACACTCCGCGAGGAGAGTACCAACCCCCGTCAGTTATCTCATACTTGCAGGATGAGAAGGGAGGTTTGTCGTGGTCGAACGGAACCTCCATGCTCTTTCGTAGCGGGGTATCCGGTGCTTGCGGCGAAAAGCAATGCATTATCCACTTGCCATCCTCGTCATGGGTGTAGGTCTCCCACACGATTATCTGGTCTTCATCATTTGAATGGGTGATACCTTCGCGTATCTCCTTGTCGTATTTTATATCATCGATGATCCCAGAGTCTTGAACTTTTCCGCCCATGATCCTGTCGATGATAGACTTGCTGGTGTCGTAGATTCCCGCTCTCTTGTATGCTTCAAGGCTCATCGGGATCACTTGGGTGATTCTATCGGAAGCATAAATCCCCTTAGTCCATGAAGGGACAATGATGTACATGGGGTCTACTGCCTGAAATTCAATCTGCTTGGTGTCAGGGTTCCAGAACGTCTTCATTACGCCATGACCGCTGACGAGCATATGGTCAATCCAACTCATAACCTCAGTAGCGTAATTGGATTGCTCATGCAGCTTATAGCTGAACCAGTGTTCTGCTGCAGAGGTAAAGCCGGAGAGTTGACTCCGCATGGGGACGAACGTAGCGAGGACATCAAGCCCCATAGCCTGCTGGAAGAATGCTGGCTTGAGCTTGTTGATGGTTGTGTCTACTAAAGGAAAGTGTAGGTCTGATGCGTTAGGCCAAGGTTTGCTTTTACGCCTCAAACCATCGTTACGCATCTTATACCACAACGCCTGTCTGGTCTCCCATCGAGCGCGGCTTTTAACGTCATCAACAACTAGATCGTAAAGTTCCTTACTCATTATTAGTCATGTAATTATATCCCGTACTTCTTGCCCCCAGCAGCTTTACGAGGGCCGGAACCCATCTTGCGTCGTCCGGCTGCTGAAACTTTCCGCTTCAAACCTTTACGTGCTCCGCGCCTTGCTCCGAGTGATTCATCCTGCCGTGATTTGTAACCCTGTTTCTTTGCTGCCATAATATTTTATTTTCTCTTTGTTGTTTTGGTTTTGGTTAACTTTTTCTTGGGAGTTTCCTTTTGCCACTGCTTCGCCATCTTAGGCTTATTAGCATGCATCCATTTCCTCTGGCTCTCGCTCTTGAAAGGCATTATCTCCCCCTTCCCCGATTCCTGCCGCGAGGGGCAGCCTTGCTGGCTAAATCCTTTGCGGTTGGCGTTGAGTGTCCGTTACGGTTTACCTTCCCTGAGCCATCTCTCTTTTCTTTTTTCTTACTCATGTTCTACGTAGAACATTGTGTAACACAATGTTACCTGTCGGCTTTACCCTTAAATTCCCTTGGCCTTGGATGTCTTATACCTATAGACCTCCCAGTGGTAACAAGAAAGCAGTCTGCTGTCAATGCGTCATGTATGCAGGATTTGCATATCTTCCATCCTGTTGCCTTATCCCTAGCCACCGCCAAGGTGATACTACCACATATCCCGCATTTGGATATAGGTGGTTCACCTTTAAGTGAGACGATTGATGGTCTCATTTCCTCCTTAAAAAACATATTACATCTCTTTCTAGTCTTCTAAAGTGACGGGCATGACAGCATGACAGTGAAATATATAAGTTGTTGTATAAATGAAATACATAAGGACTTGTAGAATTAGGTGTCATGCCGTCATAGGGTGACGGGGTGACAGTGAAATACATAAACTGTTGTATAAATATAATATATAAGGACTTGTAGAATTAGGTGTCACCCTGTCACCACCCCCCACGCGAAAAGGAACATAGGGAACATAGGGAACATGGTCCCTACTGTCATACTTTGTATTTAAATAATTATTTATGTTATCCGTTCCCCTATAATTAATTAGGTTGAAAGTTACACAGGGAGGAATAAGTTCCTCATGTTCCTCATGTTCCTCATTGTATATCTGTCTCTTCTTTCTGTCTCTTCTCTCTATTCTATGTGGGAGA